AGAGCATGGCCGATCATCATCATGAACTTCACGGGAGTGTATGACTACGAGGCGTTTGCCCGGAACAATAAGTTTATATGGTTGGACTGTCGTCATCTTTATGGTACAGAGGGCTACTGTGACAGGGATGGTACTTTGGCTTTGAAGCGGATGATTGCTGATTATCCGGCGGAGGGAGTCCATTTCATCGATTCAGGCAATTATCATTATTTGACTAAATTCTGGACAGACAAACTCGAAACTCCGTTTTCGCTGATTGTGTTCGACCACCATCCCGATATGCAGCCACCGTTGTTTGACAACATACTTTCTTGCGGAAGTTGGGTAAAGGATATATTGGACCATAACAACAACTGCAAGAAAGTAATTATCGTAGGTGCTTCAGACAAACTGATACAGGCTGTGCCGAAAGGATATGAAAGACAAGTCCGGTTTTACAGTGAAACTACGCTCATGCACGAAGAGGGTTGGCAGGACTTTTCTTCCGGACATATCAACGGGCCGGTTTACATTTCCATAGACAAGGATGTCTTGAATCCGGCTTCGGCAGCAACAAACTGGGATCAAGGTTCTCTCAGCTTATGGGAATTGGAGAAACTGCTGGCTGTTATTCTTCAGAAAGAACAGGTAGTGGGCATTGACATCTGTGGGGAATGCTCCACAACACTCAATCTTTTTGAAGAAAAACGGGAAACCATCATGGATAGCCGGGCAAACAAAGAATTGCTCAGACTTATCCGGTCATCCTCCGGCCTTCAATAGAATTAGTTTTTTCTTGTTATTATAATTTATCATATAAAAATAATTTAGCTTAATGAAAACAATTGTTCGAAGAATTGGGCTTGTTGCACACGATGCAATGAAAAAAGACATGATAGAGTGGGTTCTCTGGAACTCGGAACGTCTGATAGGACATAAATTCTATTGTACGGGTACAACCGGTACACTAATTAAAAAAGCCCTTGAAGAAAAACATCCTGAAATCAAATGGGATATCACAATCCTGAAATCTGGTCCTTTAGGAGGTGACCAGCAAATTGGTTCGCGGATCGTAGAAGGAGAAATAGACTATCTGTTCTTTTTTACAGATCCGATGACACTACAGCCGCACGATACGGATGTGAAAGCATTGACCAGACTGGCTGGAGTTGAAAATATTGTTTTCTGCTGTAACCGTTCGACTGCGGACCACATTATTACGAGTCCCTTATTCACTGACCCAACTTACGAACGTATTCACCCGGATTATACCAATTACACGCAGCGTTTTGAAAACAAGGGAATCATATCTGAAGCAGTGGAGCAAGTGAAAAAGCGGAGGAATAAAAGTGAGAATAACATTTCCAAATGAACTGTAATAAGTAGTAGCATATTTATAAGGCTATCTAAGAAACAAGTTGTTTACATCTTTCAGAACTGGTATCTACTGAATGGTAATCTGCTTCCACCAACCCTTCTGGTTGGTGGAAAGAAACCACTTATAAAATATTTCGCTTCCTTTATGCATCCCAGTCGAAAAAGGACAAGGGCATTGCGGGTGTACATCACTCCTTTCACCTTCTTGTTTAGTCCTTCCAGCAAAGTCTTGCTACCAGTTTTTTCTGGAACTACCTTGTGAAAAATTATGCGAAAATCGCCTTTCTGTGCCCGGATTCATCCGCAGGATCCCATGCCAAAGGGACATGGAACATGCCGGTAGCTTATCCCCCACGACTCCGGAGCATCAGGGGGTAGGGACGGTTTGGCGGCAGGTTGCCGTTAAACCGTACGATTTTCGTTTAACGAAAACACAACTTGCTGTCCCCTAATGGGGACAACATTCTCCAATAGGAATTGTGTATCAGCCTATTGTACGGTTATTCTCCTGTGATTTTCGGGTCATTTCCATCAGGCATTTGCCGGCTGCTCTCCCCATAAAAAGGTGGCTATCTCTCCTGAATCATGTGACTTACGCCCATAATTCAGGAATAAGGGAGACGTATGTACTGGAAATCTGCCCTTTCCATACCCTATTCTCCATTAATGGATTGTTATTTTTACACATCTGCAAATGGAGAATGACAGGTAGCCGTATACGCCTTATTGTTTTTCTTCATTGTCTCCATTAACGGATTGCTACTTCTACACTTCTGCAAATGAAGAATGTGCATGTAACCGTGTATGTCTTATGGTTTCTTTTCCTTGTCTCCATTGATGGATTGATACTTCTACACTTCTGCAAATGGAGAGCGGCAGTGAGCCGTATATGCTTCATGGTTTTTCTACATTATCTCCATTAATGGATTGCTACTTCTACACTTCTGCAAATGGAGAAATGGACATGTAGCCGTATATGCTTCATGGTTTTCTGCATTATCTCCATTAATGGATTGCTACTTCTACACTTCTGCAAATGGAGAAATGGACATGTAGCCGTATATAGTTCATTGTTTTTTTCATCGTCTCCATTAACGGATTGCTACTTCTACACTTCTGCAAATGGAGAATGACAGGTAGCCGTGTATGTCTTATGGTTTCTTTTCCTTGTCTCCATTGATGGATTGCTACTTCTACACTTCTGCAAATGGAGAACGTGCAGGTAGCCGTGTATGACTTATGGTTTCTTTTCCTAGTCTCCATTGATGGATTGCCACTTCTACACTTCTGCAAATGGAGAATGGGCAGGTAGCCGTATACACCTTATTGTTTTTCTTCCTTGTCTCCTTTGATGGATTGCTACTTCTACACTTCTGCAAATGGAGAATGGGCATATAGTCGTGTATGACTTATGGTTTCTTTTTCTAGTCTCCATTGATGGATTGCTACTTCTACACTTCTGCAAATGGAGAACGTGCAGGTAGCCGTGTATGACTTATGGTTTTTCTTCATTGTCTCCATTAACGGATTGCTACTTCTACACTTCTGCAAATGGAGAATGGCAGGTAGCCGTATATGCCTTATTGTTTTTTTTCATCGTCTCCATTAACGGATTGCCACTTCTACACTTCTGCAAATGGAGAACGTGCAGGTAGCCGTGTACGCCTTATGTTTTTTCTTCCTTGTCTCCATTAACGGATTGATATTTTTACACTTCCACAGACCGATAATCCAAGAATCCGTATCAGGACGGATGCATGCTCCCACACCTGCCCATAAGGATTTGAAAGGGGCGGTGGACAAGGAACGGAATCCCGCCACTTTTCCACGCCGCTACGGACAGCAGGATTCTGACGTCACTCCCGCATGGGAAGAAGCATCCGGATGGAACCATATGTTCGTCCCCACCATCATGTGTATCATGACAATAAACGACTTTGGATGACTATAAGCGACAGGTGGTTCCGTCCTGTCCTCTTCTTTCTTTATTTTGTATTCCGAAACAATGCCAGTTGTGTAATTTAATAAATTAAGATTTTAAGACAATGGATTCAGAAAAGGAAAAGAACCGGCTTTCCGATATCGTTCTCGAGAGGGTCGGACTCACGGGAAACCTTCTGTCAGCTCCCGTTTCCCCATCCCCGGAACCGGCGGTGGGTATGCCGGGGCATGAAAGGCAGGTCCGTGCAGGGAAAGTGACAGCCCCGGAAGAATACAAGAGGAGGTTTCTTGTTCCCGCTCCCAAGTCTGTGGAGTGGAAGACCGCGTATATTGACGGGAGGCTGCACCGCCGGATCGCCATGCTGGTCAGGGCCGCCGGTTGCGGCAGCATCTCCGGGTTTATCATCCGGCTGCTGGAGCTCCATATGGAGGAGCACAGGGAGGATATCGCCGCCCTGCTCGGTGAGGTCTACCGTCCCTGGGATGAGGACGGACAGCGTGGAGGAACGGCCCGCCGATAAAATGTTGTCATTGTCCAAGAAGATATATCATGACAGGAAAGAACGTAAAAGACCGGATTGGTCCCGGCGGGATGGACGCGGACCGCATCCGTGAGATCATGGGGGAAGCACCTGCCTGTCCCCGGAAGGGACGTGGAATGTCCGGTAACGACATAATGCGTCCCGCAAGGAAAAGCGGCCCCATGCAGCCGTCCGTCTATGGGGAGGAATACCTGCGTGGCATTGCGGGCGTGCAGCGCCGGTCACTGCATATTCCTGCCGCCCTGCACCGGAAACTGTCCATCCTGGCGGGAGCCTCGAGAAATGGGAAGGTCACGCTGGAGGGGTTCATCAACCACCTTGTCTCGCGGCATCTGGAAGAATACAGGGAAACGGTGGAGATGATTCTGGAAGAGTCCCTGCCCGGCCGGTCATAATAGTGTTTAACATTTAATGCAAGAAGTATGATGAAAAAAGAAAAAGAGTTGTTGGTTGCCGTCGCCAGCCAGAAGGGTGGCGTGGGAAAATCCGTCTTTACGGTACTGCTGGCCAGTGTCCTGCATTACCGCAAAGGCCTGCGTGTGGCGGTTGTGGACTGTGACTACCCGCAGCACAGCATCGCCCTGATGCGTGAGAGGGACATGGAGAGTGTCATGAAAAATGACGACCTGAAGGTGAGCCTTTACCGGCAGCACGAGAGAATCCGGAAGCTTGCCTATCCGGTCATCAAAAGCGATCCGGAAAAGGCGGTGGAGGACCTGCGTCGTTATATGGACGAAAAGGGGGAAACTTTCGATATCGTGCTTTTCGACCTTCCCGGAACGCTCCGCAGCGAGGGGGTGGTCTATACTGTTGCTGCGATGGACTACATTTTCATCCCGATCAAGGCGGACAACATCGTCATGCAGAGTTCCCTGCAGTTTACCAAGGCTCTGGAAGAGGAGTTGGTCTCCAGGAAGAACTGCAACCTGAAAGGGACCTGGCTGTTCTGGAACATGGTGGACAGGCGGGGGCGGAAGGATTTGTATGACGCCTGGAACCGGGTCATCGACAAGATGGGGCTGCGGCTGCTGTCCTCACACATTCCGAACACCCTCCGCTACAACAGGGAGGCGGCCCCTGTCTGCAAGGGTGTCTTCCGCTCCACGCTGTTTCCACCCGATCCCCGTCAGGAGAAAAGCTCCGGCCTTCCTGAACTGGTGGAGGAGATATGCCGTACCATCGGCCTGGAGGAATCCGATACCGACCGGTAGCGGATGTCAGGGTATAGACACCTTAAATAAGGAGTTTTAGCCTAAGATAAAGTAAGCTAATGGCATGATAATAAGGTTCTTATAATTACGACTTCTCCTGTAAAAGCATTACTTTAGTAAAGCGAAAAATAAAGGAGGAAACAAGTAATGAACGAGCAAATCAGAAACATTTTAGTACAAGAAACGACAAAGACGAGCAAGATCCGGCAACTGTATCTTCTGGGTGTTCCCCGTGCGGAAATCGCGAGAATGGTGACCAACGGAAACTACGGCTTTGTAGTGAATGCCCTGCGCCGGATGAGGGAACGTGAGGGCGGTCCGAACGTTCAACCGTTGGCAGCCGCACCGGATTACACTTTCAACCGCAAGTTCGGTATCGAGATCGAGGCTTACAACTGCTCCCGTGAACGGCTCGCACGCGAGCTCAGGGAGGCCGATATCGAGGTTACGGTGGAAAGTTACAACCATACCACCCGTCCGCATTGGAAACTCGTGACGGACAGCAGTATAAACGGAAACGACACCTTCGAGCTGGTCAGTCCGATCCTTGTCGGCGAAGCAGGGTTGCGGGAGCTGGAGAAGGTCTGCTGGGTGCTCGACCTGTGTGACATGAAAGTGAACGGGAGCTGCGGGCTTCACGTGCATATCGATGCCGCCGGTTTCAGCATGGAGACCTGGCGTAACCTGGCCCTGAGTTACAAACATCTGGAACCGGTCATCGACAAGTTCATGCCGGCATCCCGCAGGGATAACTACTATTGCCGTGGACTGGGCCATGTCTCTGACGGGATGATACGTTCCGCCCGGACGGTGGACGATCTGAAAAGCAGGATCGGCAACCGTTACCATAAGGTGAATCTCGAGGCCTACTCACGGCACAAGACGGTCGAGTTCCGCCAGCATTCGGGAACGACCAACTTCACAAAAATGCGTAACTGGGTGCTGTTTCTCCACAAATTGGTTACCTTTGCCACAAAGGGGCAGGTGCCTGCGGCCACCGCGCTCCAGGACATCCCCTTCCTGGATGGTGAACAGAAACTATATTATAAACTGAGAACTAAAAAATTATCGGCATGAACAGGCATATGTATATTTTGGCGGATGGCGGCAGGATTACCGCCTCCGACCCTTCCGAGTTTGTACGTCTCCTGCGTGAGGGCAGCTGGTTTGACAGCGGGTGCACCGATAAGGAGTACATGGTGAATTTCTCCAACCGTTACCATGAACTGCACGGGGTGACGGTGAGGACCGACACGCCGGAGCATTTCATGGACGACCTGAAAAAGTACGGTTACATCAAGGGTTGAGAGAGCCCGTTCCTTTATTGTTACGTTCCCTGCCGGTTCATTCATCTCCGGTGGGGATTTTTTTCTTTTTTCACAGTATCTGATCTCCGTCGTATCCTGTTTTCCGGAGACTGGTTTCACGGCCTCCTTCCGCAATCATTTTTTCTTTTCACCGCCCCTCCGCGATAACAAAAACTGGCTATCCATGATAATATAATACATGACAGGGGATTTAAAGGTGTTCCGCCTGTTATCTAGTATCATTATATCCCCAAAAGAGAAGCGGATCAGGAGGGGGATACCGCCAAATTTGAAGAAGATCCCCAAAAAGAAAAATGTAGAGTATCTATTTTGAATATTATTATGATTGATAATCAGAAGAATAAGTTAATGTTGTCTTTGCGATACAGGGAATTAAGATTTGCGATATAGACGTTTTTTATCCAATTTGACAAGCCGTTGTATTTTTATTTGTATTTTTGTCTGTAGTCGTAAGAAGTCACGGCTTTTTCATTTAAGCTTTGAATTGGGCGTACCATTCCCATACCCATGCCAATGCGGCATGGGCGGAAATACCATTATTGGTAATCAATGCGTTACGAATATATCAAATCTGAATTTTTCTCATTTTTGAGCCAGAAAATGCAACACGTTAGTGAAGCTTACCGCCAGCTCCCTTATTATCTGCGCCGTTCCCTTTTGCTTATCTGATATTTTTTTCCTTCTGTTCTTCCAAACGGCAATCAGTGCCAACACCATCCTTTGAATTGTATCCAGGTTCCTAGCCGCTCGTTCAGCCTTACGCTTTATGCTGTCCTGGCGGAGGTTGCGGTCAAGATCCCAGTGCATGCTTTCAATAGCCCAATGCTGTTTGGTTATCTGACTAAGCCGCTCTGCACTGCTATCCAGGCTTGAAATATACAGTCGCTGTTCAGACGTACTTCTGCCATCAGACTTTTTCTCCGTAGATGTGAGTATTTCTATAACTGTCAAATTTCCATTCCATTTCTCCCTGTCGGCAATCAGTTCTTCCCCACGGAATATACGGCATACCCTTGACTCAATCCTGCCGTGTTCCAAGTATGGACCTTCCTTGTAGATATCAGTTGGGGTGGTGGCTTTTATAGAGTCTTCAAGCCCATAGCGCAAAGATCTTTGATTCGCCTTGAGTTCGATCACGAAGTCGCCTCCTTTACCTCTAATCTTGTCTATTATCCCCTTTTGGCATGACATGGCATCTGCTGTGACGACACATCCTGACACATCTAGTTTATCCAATAGTCGGGGCACGGATTTGATTTCATTACTTTTCTCTTTGCAAACATCAGTAGCCAAAGTAAAGCTGGAACGGAGTGAATATGCAGAGACGATATTAGGGTTGCGTCCGTTGTCGTACAAGGTACCTCGCATGGCCTTGCCAACAATACAAATGATGTCAGTTGCCGAAGCGGATATTTCCTTGCGGAAAACCTCTGCAAAAGCAGACATTCGATCAGCCATCTTTTCATCGTCGATGCTTTGAAACACACGGCAGAGCGTAGCTTCTGAGGGTAACCCATACGGAAATAACCCTTTCGACTGCAGGCGTTTCAAGTGACGTTTGCCAAATTGAAGTATTTCAGCTCTGGTAATACACTTGCTGAGTCTGCCCAATATTACGAGCATGAGTATATCTTCAAGTTTGTGTTTGAAGTTTCCTCTGCTTGTTCTGCGGTATTCAGGGACTGAGGATACAAATTTTCTCAAATGAGTCATGATGCTGCCACGAAGACAGTCAAGGTGTTTCTTTTTTAGTAATATTGCGTATAAAAAGTTGTATATCAACGAAATAAATCGTATTTTTGCTATTGCAAAAACAAAGGCGGAAGACAATATCAACATCATATTCTATTGAATTCCGCCTATAAAAAAAATAAAAATGAACGATAAGAAGAAACACCTAAGGCGGTGCTTCCGCATCGCTGTGCACGAATATAAGCATTTTTACTACAATTACAAGCGATGAACAATATTTCTTAAATGAAAAAGCCGTGGTAAGAAGTTACGAAAAGAGTGTAATTTGTTGGAAATGAGCATAAGTTTATTACTCATAATAGTAATAGGTTACGATTAAGTTAGTTATCTGCTGCATTATTTTTCTGTACGTTGCGTAACCTTCAAAGAACTCTTCAAACGCAACGATAAGACAAAAATCGGAATTATAGAATAAGTTTTTCTATATTTTCCCGATTAATGCATTTATATTTTAGATTTAATATCTCGTGATTATTATTGTTTAATATCCTCCAGTAGCTTATTAAGTATTTTTGTCCTATTATCAATCTTACTAATTTCACATTGCCATATAATTATAACTTTCCAGCCGAGTTTTACAAGTAAATCGGAATTTTTGGCATCTCGCGATTTGTTGTTTGATATTTTTTCCTTCCAGAAATCTGTATTTGAGGATGGTAATTTTCCCTTTTTGCAATTATGCCCATGCCAAAAACATCCGTTCACAAATATTATTGTTTTATATTTAGGCAAAACTATATCAGGTTTACCCGGCAATGTTTTGACATTAATACGATATCTGAATCCTTTTGAAAATAAGAACTTACGAACTAAAATTTCCGGTTTAGTGTCTTTACTTGATATTTTTGACATTATATCCGATCTTTTAGTTTGAGAAAAAATATCTGACATAGCCTATATTATTGCTTTGCGATAAGTCTTAACCATTCGGATTCATTCAATCCTACGCGAGACAGTTGTGCACAGTAACTGTTTAAAATACGTTGTGCTTGCATTTCTTTTAAGTCTACCACCCACTCATAAGTTTCTCCATAGGAAGAATAGAATACATATTTGTCCTCCTTTTTTGATGCTTGAATAATTGTAGCACCTTCTTTTGGCTTGAATTTCACTGTTTTTATTGCAAATGAAGATTTATTTGGAAATAATTTCAATTCATTATTCACAATTAACGGATATTCGCCTTTTTCTTCTAAAGGTAAAAATAAGAATCGTCTTTCCTCCTTAATTCTCACCGAATCGCATCTTTGTTGAATACAAACATAATACTTGTCTACAGATTTTATAACTGTTCCAAGTGTTAATATCGGAGCCCCAATAGCAGGTTGAAATATATTTTTATGATGCGTCAAAATGGCAAAATCTACATTCGATTTATTCACATCGATACCATCATATGCAAATAACTCTATGGTATGCGATTGTAATTTCCCCTCGTCTTTATTTGACATATCTTTTCCTGAAGCTTCTGTATATTTATCTTTAAGTCGAGGTTGCTCGGAACTAAACATTTTTTTTAAAAGGTCTTTCGATTTGCCAATAGACACTCCATTTATACTTATCGTTTCGTCTGTAATACGGTTTTCAATCCAGTTATCAACCCAATCCTTTGTATCAATATCTGTTGTCTCCAATAATTCCGAAATAGCTTCGCCAAATAATTTTATTAATAGTTGCTTGGATTCGAATGTGTTTTCCAATAATATTTTGTGCCCGAGATATGCCGGATCTAATTTGGGAGAAAAGACGCTTAACATTCTGGATGTATTATTCCTTATTGCCGATATTGAAGATAAAGCAAAATTCGATAACAAACCGTTGGTCATGTCTGCAAATTCTTCAACAATCAAAGTCGGAAGGCTTTCATACGATACTATTTTATCTTTCAATTCCGGATTATGTGCAAATTGAGTTTCCGAATTTTGTTTTTTAGCTCTAACTAATATCTTAGAATTTAAAGATTGAATAACGCAATCTCCTTTATGAAAAGAATGCTGATCCACTTTCTGATATATACTGTTCGTAATTTCAAATAAATCCGTTTCTCCAGTATACACAATTAACAGTTTCAACATCCCAGTTTGTGATAATAAATCAGATATCAATTTTAATGTAAACTCTCCGCGCGGATCGTCATTATCTGCATCTGCATCGGGATCTTCAACTTGGTTCTCCTCCTTTTCTATATCTAAATACCAATCTAAAATGACAACATCTGCTTTATTTAGTATAGTATTGTAACTATTAACATCAGAAATGGATTTGGGTGCATATACAGCACAGATTTTTCCAGATTGTGCAAATACATTCGATACATCTAATGCGCTAAATGCATTGTTAGTCATATCATTCTTATATGCTTTGTCATCAATAAAAACAATATTTTGTATAAAGTTGTTTGCAATTTCTTTCGATTGCTCAATAAATCTGTCTGCCATATTTTTATTGCATTTTTTGAATTTTAAAAGTAACTGTAGAGCCTTCCTTAGGTTGTGCCACAAATATATCATAGTTCTCTGCATTCAAAACCTCTTTACTGATACTCAACCCCAATCCTCTTCCATTGGGCTTTCTGGAAAATCTTAATTCAAAGATTCGTTCCTTATCTTGGGGTTTTATTTCAATACCGTTATTGGAAATGTATATTCCCGTATCATCCGCATGCAACCGAATAACTTTTTCAGGAACATCACTTTGTTTTAACCAATAAATGGCATTATCAATGATATTCACAAATACAGGATAGAATGTAGAACGAAATCCGTGTATTTTTCGACCTGCAAACCCGTTAGTATGTTTAAAAGCTATATTGTGTCGTTCAAGACGGGATTTGAACAAATCTATTAAAAATGTTTTAATATCCAATAAAGATATGTCTTCCCGACGTCGATTCAATCGTCGATTTAACGGGGTAAACAAATTTAAATAGCCGTCCAAATGTTCGAAATTTACCTTGATGTTTTTATATATTCCTTCCAATTTGATATCTACATCCGACCATGCTTTTAAATCTTTCAGACTATGTCGAATCGAATTAACCGTACCGTTGAATTCATGGTGCAATATTCCGACAGCCAATCCTAATTGGCTTAATTCAACGTCCGATTGCAATCGTTCCCGCAATTCCTCTAACTCTTCCGAAGCGGCTTCCGCTATTTGGTCATTTGTAATTATTTGACCGTCTTCGTTTTTTTCGACATAGAAACTTTCAAATTGTCGAATTATGCGTTCCATAACATCCGTATTTCGACTGCTTATGGATTCTATTTCTGCTTCCATTCTCTTGCGTTCCGTTACCAAATCAAAGTTATCGGCTTTATCGGTTGCCAATAATTTGAATTGATTCTTTACGCTTCGTATTTGATTATCCAAATCGATTATCAGTTCATTCGTAAGATCCTTAATTTTGCGAGAAACATCGGAAACAACATCATTGGTTTCGCTTTTCTTCTTCTTATTAAGTGACAGAGCTTCGGCTGAAATCAGTTCCACCGCTTGCTCCAACCGCTTTCGCTTACTTATTTCCAGATTCAACTGTGCCGTATAATCATCGATTAGCTGATCGATATTTTCATTGATATTTTTAAATACCGTTTGTTCCAGAATTTTAAACTCATTAAGGTACGTGTCAAAATCCGTTCTCATTGATTTTGACATTGCAAATCCTTTAGGACTTGTCACCGATATTCTTTTTCTGTAATCGGAAACTTTTTGTCTCATGGCAAATTCCAGATCTATTATCTTCTGGCTTGCTTCATCCGCATCGTTAATGTATAAAACCGAATGTAAATCGTTCCTAAAATTCGTAAGTAATTCTTCCAGTTCGTTTTCGAATTTATGTTCCGTTAAACCGGCAAAAAAGATATCGAGCTCACGAGCAAATCTCTCCTTTTTCGATTTGGCCAATTTATCCCGACGTTCAAGTGCGTTATGGTACGCATTGAACTCGTCTTTCTTCTGATTGAAGAATTCCGATTGTGCCGTTTTGTTTTTTTCGCTGAAAAAATCAGCGGCAAGTTGTACAAAGAAATTTTTTAAAATCGCTTGAAGTTGGCGATATGCTTTATTTTCAATAAAACCTTCGCGTCCGGCTTTCTCTACCAAACCGCTGTGTTCTCGGTCCGCTATTTCAATAGCACCGAACATTCGTCGATAAGAAAAGAAATATGTTGATGCTCGTTTCGAACGATTTTTTTCAATATCCAGAAAATCATAATCGGAGTCACCATACGGTAGAACTCGAATATTATCTCTATATATGTATAAACCTCCGAATTTATCTCCTTTGGCTTTAATCCTGGCATAATTTTCGACATCTACACGAGAACTTTTCAATTCTCCTTGTAAATACGCCAAGTTAATTTTAAACGGACCACATTCGGTTTCTCTATAATAGTTATCCCGCCAATTTACAATGTGATCAAATGTTTTTTCTCCATATATTTTTACTAATCCCTTGAATTGTCCGAACTCATCAAATTGCCCTTGAAAATGGTGATCCGCCAATTCAAATTCTTCCGTGGTAAAAAAGTGTTCTTTATCTATGATGCTGACAAAACTACCGTCATTCGCCCTATAGTCTCTAAATGAAATGTCAACGACGGGAGTAGGATGATCGGGGGTCATTGTATTGTGAAATCCCATCAACATTTTCTCGATTTTTGTAGCTTCGTCCGAATTGCCGTCTCCCTCTATATCGGAAATAATCGTATCGTAAACTGGGGAGATGAAAAATTGAGTTCCACCACAGCCATTGGTTAATTCAAATCCTTGTTGTAGTTGTAAAGAAAGTTGGTGTGGGTCAACTTTAAAAGACGTGATAGAACTTTTTATTTTTTCAAAATCCTTGTCGTCAATAAGTTCTTTTTGATTTAATTTATCAAGGGATTGTATTACTTCATTTTTAATACTGTCAATATCGGCTGCATTCGGCATATGAGAGTATTCTCTTACCGGAATAACAATATCCTCCAAGTTAATCCCCGGCAACTCGAATATCTCCCAATTAATGAAAGCCACAACAATATCATATTCTTTAGATCTTAATTTTGCTTTCGATACGATTAAAACCTGACTTCCTATTGATGCAATAGCCAATCTTCCTATGCCTTTTTCTCCCATGATAGGACGTCTTGGCTTTGATATGTCAATAGGCGGTAAACTGCTTTTTTTATTTGCCAATTTACTTTCGGTCCCGAGCGTAAGCCAACGAGTTTCAAATTCCTCTTTTGTCATACCGAGCCCGTCATCACGTAATACCAGCAGATTATTACATCGGAGAAAATCGATATCGAATTTATCCGCATACGCATCATGTGCATTTTTTATAAGCTCGTTAATAGCTGTAGGGATACCGGCAATTTGTTGCCGTCCCAATAAGTCGAGAGCTCTTGCCCGAGTTTTAAATTGTGCCATTGTTTTCCAGTGCTTTTATCGTTTCACCTAATCGCCGAGCATATTCACACGGAACTGCATTGCCGATTAATTTTGCCGTTGCGGCAATACTATTTGTTTTAAACACATAGGTTTTCGGGAATGTTTGCAATGTAGCACCTTCCCGTAAAGAAAGAGCCCGATCTTCTTCCGGATGTCCGAAACGTCCGTTTGAGATACTATAAAATTTAGTTGTAATAGTCGAAGCCGGTCGATGCCACCACATACGCCCGAATGTATCTTTAAAACAATCGTCTTTTCCTACAAAGCAAGGTAATTGCAATTCCGGATCATTTGCCCAATCAAGTCTGTTCCCGCCGTCGTGTTTGGTCTTTGCCAATCGTTTAAGACATACATCACTTAATCCGGCAACCGTATGGTTAAACACACTACTGTCTTTATGGCCTGCGCTAACTTTGGGAAAACCGTTCCTTTCACCTAAATAATCGGCTAATACGGTCTCTTTATCGTCCGCCTTAGGTAAATGTATATTGACATTTTCCAATCGTGTTGCGATAAGAGAAAATCTTCGACGACTTTGAGGTACGCCGTAATAGCTCATATCTACAACCTTATAAACAGGATTTTTATATCCGAGATCTTCCAATTTTCGTAGAAAATAAGGTAAGATGCTATCTTTATTTGTGATTATGCCCGGAACATTTTCCACTAATACATATCCCGGTCTATAATATTCGATGAACCGAGCAAAGTTTTTTAATAAATCCTTAGATTTTAAGGCTTTATTCTTATCCGTATTAATTATACTGTAAAATTGGCAGGGACTGCATCCTACCAAAATCAAAAAGTCATCATTTTTCCGTATCCCAAATTTTCGCTCAAAATAATTGCTCCGTAAATTCTTTATATTAGTTTGAATGAAAACACTTCCGGAATTATTGTATTCATACGTTTCTTTGGCATCTTGATCAAAGTCCACACCTGCTATAACGTTAATCCCTGCCTGTCTTAAACCGCAAGTCATTCCACCACCTCCGCAGAAAAAATCGATTGCTTTATATTTGGATGCCATCATCTTGATTACACATTTGCGTAGAACAAAGTAATTCTTTAATATCAATCTTTAACGTTTCGGCAATCGTCAGTAGTGTTTCTACCGAAGGTTGAACTTCGTTTGTACACCAACGAGAGACTGTCGATTCATTTTTACCTAATGCATGCGCCAACCATTTCCCTGTTTTACCTTGTTCCGCAAGCACTATTTTCAGTCGATTTATCCGCTTCATTTGCATAACTATTGCTATAATCTGCAAATTTAATAAAAACAACCCGAATGACAAAATGATTAGCGCGTTTTTATAATAAGAAATATTTCTAATATAAACATAAAAACATTCCGTAAAAGCGGTTTTATCCGTCGGCACACCATCGCCCAAACAGGTTTGTACGAACGTGTACCGACTGCCGCATAAGCGGAGAAAAGGGCTTTGCATCACGCCTAACCAATGGTTTAGACTGATGATGCAAGACCCATTTCTTTTATGCTTATGCCATAGAGGTGCTTTTACGGGTTTTCTATGGATTTTTCTTTTTGCGGTTCCTTTGAGCCGTAAGCGGAAAGCTGTATATGACCGCTTGCCCATGAATGGCACAAGCCGTCCCCACGGCAGGCAAACTGGGAAGAATGATTTATCCGCCCGACCAAACGAGTTTGGACAGACAGATAAACCATACTTCCTTGCAGGTGGTTTGCCGGTTTCATGTTTCCGGCAATGTTCCTTTTCCTTTTAGGTTTCTTCTTTTCACGGATTTCTCCTTTGAAGTTTTCCTGTCTAATCTGCCTCCACTTCCGTTTACCTCCATTTTCGCGCCTTTCAGTGGGCCGCATCAGGCAGTCATTTTCGTTCTGGGCGCAAAGGTAACTCCGGGATTGGACGGGAAAGCAAGGTCAAGCCTCCTGTTTTCGGAAAAAATCTCCAGCCCTGCGGGTAGTATTTTGGCCAAAAAATTATCACAAGTTATGATAATTTCTCTGCAATGATTGTCTTCATACTTTTCTGTTTCGAATTTTACAAATTGTTTCTTAGGATTATTTGTGTGGAACATAGGTTTTCCAAAGTCGGTTTGTCCACGATAAACATCTCACAGTCCGTTTCCGCTTCTATCTCTATCGTTGATGCGGTCTGTCCATAGTAGCATGACATGCTTGCGGCCATTTCACCGCCGAATGCGAACCATTGCGTCACACCGCATCCTGTGTCGGGAACAAAAGCACGGCAGATGCCGCTTTTCATGATGATCATTATCATTTTTTATTTCTTTCTTATTCTACTTTGATATGATCGAATCCTTCTCCATAAACTCCTATAACGGCACTTTGTGAAACAAAAGCCTCCGTGTCTATATTTTTTATCAGCCGGAAGCTGACCGGCGCTTCCCTCTTCCCGGCTAATATAAACATCATCTTTACTTCTCGTCCTGTATAAAAGCCGGTTGTATTGATAATCGTCACTCCCCGGTGTGGGTATTCGTTGATATGCCGCCCTATTTCTTCATTTATTGGATATGATAAAGAACTGGATTGTCGGGTACTATTCATTGCCCTGGTCGATAGCAAAGCTACAAATATAAAGAGTTACAAACCCGTCACCACTTTTTCCCGGTCTTTCAATACAAAATGACTGGAGGAAATGATAATCATATCGCAGATAAGCACCGTTCTCCCAATGTGATGTTCCGGTCTTTGTTGATGATGGCTGCAATAATATCTGTACCTTCCGTACTTCCGTTTGCTGAAAGAGCCTCCCTATGGCAACTTCCACACTCCAACGACATAATCTATCACAATATCCGTAACTTGGTATGTCATTATCCCGATAATGCAGTCTGCCAATATCTCCATGACCTGATATATCACAATCCCGGCAACGTCGGGGAGAATCCAGACCTCCCGCCGGACAGCCGTTTGTCATGTCTTTTGCCGGTATTGACTATTCATGTCTATATATGACTATAGCTGACAAGGTACCCTTTCCCACGTTTATTCTTTTTTTCTTTGCGGCGTAGGACGATAATCCGTCATCGGGAACGTCCGCCTTACAAAACGCCCAATTGTCACATGGAATTAATGTATAAATCATAGTTATGGACAGCATTGAAAGGAAAAAACCAAATCCGTATCATATCAACGAGAAGGAGATACTGGATATAGTTGCCGCCAAAGGCTCATATTTGAGCTGCATTTCCGGGGATCTGGAAGAGGTGGTACCCCACAAGGAATCTTCATCCCGGCCGGAGAGTAAAAAGACGATAACGGAGGAAGAGGTAAAAAATATATTGAAGCCCTCCTGAACAACTTTTCATCCAACCGGCGCAAGCCCCTGCATATTGACGCACAGGTGTACGAATGTATCTCAGACATTGTCTGGGCGGCCAGACGTAAGGATTTCACTGTTTCCGGTGTTATAAGCCGCATACCGGTTGAACATATTAAGGAAAACGCCGACGTGATAAGGAAGATCACAGGACGGGATTACAAACTGTTCCAGCCGTAATATGACGGGAAATCCTCTTTAAAACGGCTCCGGAGGGGGAGTCGGAAACCACGACACCCAGCCGGAAGTGCCTTTGGAAAGTATTTTGAACTGTATTTCAATAATTTGAGTTCCTGACAGGAAGCAATTTTAAATAAAAACAAGAAAAATGGAAGTATATTACATTGAAGCCGGAATCTTTGAGGAGATGCTGGCTCGGACTGAGAGCCTGTCCGCACAGGCGGACCGCTTGTATGAAAAGAACAGGGAAAAGAAACCGGAAGAGTGAATGGACAACCAGGATGTCTGCCTGCGTCTTGACATCTCTCCACGTACCCTGCAGACTCTCCGGGATACCGGACGGCTGGCATTCACCCAAATCCAGCGGAAAATCTATTACAGGCCGGAGGACGTAGAAAAGCTGATGGCCTATGTCGCCATGAAACGCAAGGAAAAGGCGGTGAGAGAAAAAAGAAAGAATGAATAATTAATCGGAAGTAGCATGGAAGGGATTATTAGCAAAGAGACGGGCAGTGTCCGCCGGTTCTTTGGCCTGCTGGATAACATCCAGACGAAGCTGGAAAGGCTTGCGGAGGATAACCGCCCCCTGTTTAACGGCGAGCGTTTTCTCTCTGACAAGGAGTTGTCGGACCTGCTAAGAATCAGCCGCAGATGCCTGCAGGATTATAGGGACCAGGGGCGTATTTCTTATATCCGGCTGGGCGGAAAAATTTTGTATAAGGTATCCGACATTGAGAAACTCCTGGAGGATAATTATCATGAGGCCCTGATATAATCGGGGGCGTTCAATATTTAAGAATGCCGGCCGGAACCAATGTTTAATGGTTCCGGCCGGCATTTCATTATTCGGACATTTCCGTCAGAAGGACCGTATCCCCTTTCTGTCTTCTTTTCATCAGCTGGTCCATGTCACCGGATATCTTCCGGTCGGTAACCTGTGCATAGACCTGCGTACTGTTGATGTTCGTATGGCCCATCATCTTGGCGATGCTCTCTATCGGGATGCCGGAGGACAGCATCAGGGTTCCGAACGAATGGCGGGCCATGTGGTAGGACAGGTTCTCCTTCATGCCCAATGCCACGCCCATTCCATGTACCTCGTACCAGAGGACGTCGCGGACCGGCAGCGGGAATACCGGTCTGTCGTCATCCGTGGTGTTGTAAAGTTCCAGTATCTGTTCGGCTATGGGATGCAGCGGGATGAACGCCTCCACGTCCGTCTTGGCCCGGCAGACGCGGATATATTTTCTTCCTTCCGAGGTCTTTCCGATGTGCCGGGGATGGAGTGCTCTCGTGTCCGCATAGGCCAGACCGGTCAGCGAGGAGAAGATGAACGTCCTGCGTGCAAGCTCCATCATCGGGTCGGGCAGCGGGGTTTCCATCATCCGCTTCAACTCACCCCGGCTGATGTGCCTTAGCTTTAACGGTTCTTTCTTTTCATATGCCACATCCTCTATCGGGTTGGCTCTCAATATCTCCCGGTCCACGGCGATGTAGATGAGCCGGTTGAGCCAGCACAGACAGTGGTTCACGTGGCTGTTCCTGTAGCCCAGCTCCTTCTTAAGAAAGACCTTGAACGATTCGGCGAACTCCTCGGTGATGTCCGAAAAGGCGATGTCCTTCATTCCGCGGGATTCGATGAACTGTCTGAGATTGAGCTGCGTGGTCTTCGACTGGCGGTAGGTCGAGGTGGAGTTGATTTCTGCCGAGCGGATTCTCAAACGTTCGCGTTCCACCTCTCCGGCCTGCAGGAGGTATTCCGGCACGGAATTGGCACCTGACACGGTGGCCTTGAGCAGTTCGGCCGTGACCACTCCCTGATGCTTCAGCAGATTATCGTATGCCTTTTCCAGCTGGTCACGGAAACCGGCGAGGCGGTTGTTTTCCCTGACTGTTCTGATCTCACACTTCTTGCTGTCCCAGTCCTCCGGCCTGCAATAGATGCCGGTGGCAACGGCTGACTTCTTGCCGTCAATGCTGATCCGGCAGAGGACGGCGGTCGTGCCGTCCGATTTCACTTTGTTACGGTTGATGTAGAATAAGAGCTTGAATGTACTGCGCATGGTAATGATATTTTTTAGGGTTAAAGAATGAGTTTCAAATCACGGGTTGCCTCGATGAACCTGTCCATGTCCTCGAACAGCCGCTTCGGGCTGACACGGGCGTAAATTTGTGTGGTCCGGACATTGCTATGTCCCAGCATTTTGCTGATGGTCTCGATCGGTACTCCCTCCTCGAGCGTGACCAGCGAGGCGAAAGAGTGCCTCCCCATGTGGTAGACAAGGTCCTGGCTGAGTCCCGCCATCAGACGCAGGGCTTTCATATTTCCTCTGAGGGTATGGTAGTCCTGTGGTGGGAAAAGAGTCTCGCGGGTATCGTCCCGGTATTTCTCAATCAGCGCGACGGCTTCCGGAAGCAGCTTGACACGTCCGAGGTAGTCGGTTTTCTTTCTACGGTACTTCAGCCAGAGGCTGCCCCCGTCGTCAGTGAAAAGGTTCTCCCGGGTGATGCTTACCGCATCCGCGTAGGCGGTGCCGGTGTAACAGGCGAAGAGGAAGAGGTCTTTGGTGATAATATGTGACCTGCGTTTTTCCGGTATCTCCAGATCACGCAGTTTCTCGAAATTCTCACGGCTCAATGCCCTCGGCGTACTTTCCTTCTGCTTGGGCAGCTTGAAGTGGCAGAAATGGTATTTCTCCGAGTGGCCCTCCTTGTAGGCGATGCGGCAGATCTTTTTCAGGATGGCCAGGTAGCCGCGAAGCGTGTCCACGGCATATCCCTTTTCCAGAAGGATGAAATCCTGGTAGTCGCGGATGAACTGCTCGTTGAGCTGCCCGAAGGCAAGGTCCGGAACCTTGAATTTCGCCTTGATGAATTCGGAAAG